CACACGAAATACTGTTTGGGCGCACGGGCGTGTCAGGGGATCTTGAACCGCGCGGCGAGGCGGGGGAAAGACATTCCGGAAATGCTGAAGCAGGTGCTTCTTATGCAGTCCGCATCAGGGGGGGCTGTGACGGAGGAGGAAAAGGCGCGCTGATCCAGACGGAGAAGTCCGGCACGCTGGGAACGGGAAATGACCAGACGATTTTTCAGGGCGCGGCATACGGCATCTGCTCTTACGCCAGCAACAGTATGAAATCATCGAACCCGCACAGCGGCGTCTACAAAGCAGAAACCAGCCGGACGCTGGATCTCAACGGCGGAAATCCGGCTTGCAACCAGGGCGGGATTGCGGTGGTGCAGCAGGCCTTTGACATGGCGCACGCCTGCGACGTGATCCGCGAATGCGGAGAGATCGCGCCGAGCCTGCAAGCGCGGATGGGAACAGGCGGGAATCAAGTGCCGCTGACGTATGGTATCGGGAACGGGCAGGCGCTGGTCGTCCGCCGTCTGACTCCACTTGAGTGCGAGCGGCTGCAGGGATTTCCGGACGGCTGGACGGACATCGGCGACTACACCGACAGCACCGGCAAGAAGCGCAAGACCTCCGACAGTGCGCGGTACAAGGCACTCGGCAACAGCATCGCGCTGCCGTTCTGGCGCTGGATGTTCGGTCGTATGGCGACCTATCTGCCGGAGGGCGCGACGCTCGGCAGCCTGTTCGACGGCATTGGCGGTTTTCCGCTGTGCTGGGAAGACGTACACGGCGCCGGGACGGCGATCTGGGCAAGCGAGATCGAGGAGTTTCCGATTGCCGTGACGAAAAAGAGATTCGGTGGTGAAAACATGATCCATTACACACTGAACATCGAACCGCCGGTTGAACCGCCGGAGTACACCTGCCCGCGCTGCCCGGTGTGCGGCGAGGAGGTGGACAGCTACTACAAGGACAAGTGGGGCAACATCGTCGGCTGCCCGGAATGCGTGCAGGAGGTAACATCGTGGGAGACGTGAGCGGCGACATCTACATCCACGGAGGGCTGCCGCAGAGCCGATACTGCAGCACCTGCGCGCACTACATGCCGCTGCAAGAGTCGACGCCGGCTGCGAGCGCAAGGGTGTGCCTGTACATTTTGCAGATGCGACAGTCACGCGGATGCCCGCCGGGATACGGATGCCCGAAGCACATCACGCCGGAAGCATTCGCCAAAACGCCGCACGGGAGCGAGATCATGCGCATGCGTATGCGCAGCGCAGGCGGCGGCGCGAAGAACAGGGGAAGGAGAAAACGGAGATGATCACGAAGACGACGACCGTCGGCATGACGGACGAGCAATGGCACGCCGAGCGGCGAAAAAGCATCGGCGGCAGCGACGCCGGGACGATCCTCGGCCTGAACAAATACAGCTCGCCCTACGCGCTGTGGGCCGAGAAGACCGGACGTGTGACACCGGAGGACATCAGCGACCGCGAGGCGGTGCGGCTGGGACACGACCTGGAGGACTATGTGGCAAAGCGTTTCGCAGAGGCGACCGGAAAGCGGGTGCGGCGGGAAAACCACTTTCTCGTCAACAGCGACTATCCCTTCGCGCACGCGCTGCCGGACCGCATGGTGATTGGCGAGAACGCAGGGCTGGAATGCAAGACAACGTCCAGCTTCGAGATCCCAAAGCAGTGTGCCGAGGGTGAATTCCCGGCGGTGTGGTACTGCCAGATCATGCACTACATGATGGTGACGGGCGCGCCGGTATGGTATCTGGCGGTGCTGTGCTTCGGGCGGGGATTTTACTGGTTTCGCGTGGAGCGCGACGAGGGCGAAATTTCGGCTCTTGCGGCTGCCGAGCAGGAGTTTTGGCAGTATGTGCGGAACGGGACTGAGCCGCCTGTGGACGGAACGGACGCGACAGCGGAGGCGCTGCGCACACTCTATCCCGACAGCAGGGACGGCGAGACGTGCGACCTCGGCGCGGTGCAGTCGGCCGTGCGCAGCTACACGACGCTGGGCGAGCAGATCGATGAGCTCAAGCGGCTGCAGGCGGAGCAGGCGGCGACCATCCAGCAGTTTATGGGCACGGCGGAGAAGGGGCTGTGCGGCGATGTGGCGATCACATGGAAGACGCAGCAGCGCAGCACCTTCGACCGCAAAAAATGGGAGGCGGCGCACGGAGCGATCCCGCGCGAATACTTCAAGACGTCGCAGACGCGGCCGTTCCGGGTGACTAGCCGATGACGCCGTCGACACCATGCAGGGAGTGCCCTGGCCGGTATCCCGGATGCCACGCGCGCTGTGACCGCTACGCCGCATTCCGGCGCGGGAGGGACGCGGCAAATCTGGCACGGCAGCGCGACAACGATATCCTGCGCTACATACGCGAGAACCACGAAAAACGAGTATATGTGAAAAAACAACCATGAGAAAGGGAGACAAGGAAATGGCATATGCATCAAACATGATGAAGATCGACGCCGAGCGGCTGCGCCGGTTCGCTGCGAAGAACGGAGGACTCGCACACATCTCCAGACAGATGGGTTTCGGGGAAAGCTACCTGTCAACGATTATCACCCGGCAGCGGATGCGCCAGTCTACGGCAAATCAGCTCAGCGCTATGTACGGCGTGCCGGCGGATTTCTTCCTGGCACGGGAGCCGGAAAAGCCAAAGGCGGCCGCGCCGCAGGCGAAACAGATGGGATACGCACTGCGGCTGCAGGCGACGGACAAGCAGGTCTTCCTCCTGCTGGAGCACGACGGCGAGAAGGTCGGCAGCGCGTACTCGAAGCGCAAAGACAGCAGCGAGCTGGCGCTGACGCAGGCGATCAGCTACGCGGCACACATGATCTACAAGTTCTGCGAGCAAAAAACGCTGCAGGAGTCTATGGAGGGTAAGTAAACATGGAAAAGAATCTGATCCAGAAGCAGGGCGGCCAGATGAGCGCCGCGAAGGCCGAGAAGAAGACGATGCAGGCATACATCAAGGCGATGGAGCCGGCGATCAAGAAGGCGCTGCCGAGCGTGATCACGCCGGAGCGGTTCACGCGCATGGTGCTCTCGGCGCTGTCGTCCACGCCGAAGCTGGCCGAGTGCTCTCCGCAGTCTTTTCTCGCGGCGATGATGACGGCGGCACAGCTGGGCGTGGAGCCGAACACGGCGCTGGGGCAGGCGTACCTTCTGCCGTACCGCAACCACGGGCAGATGGAATGCCAGTTCCAGCTCGGCTACAAGGGGCTGATCGACCTGGCATACCGCAGCGGCGAGGTGAGCGTGATCCAGGCGCACACGGTGTACGAGAACGATGTGTTCGAGTACGAGCTGGGCATGGACCCGAAGCTGCGGCACGTACCGGCAAAGGCCGACCGCGGCGAGGCCGTCGCCTACTACGCGATGTTCAAGACCAAGGACGGCGGCTATGGCTTTGAGGTGATGAGCGTGGACGATGTGCAGCGGCACGCGCAGCGCTACAGCAAGAGCTACGGGAGCGGAACGAGCCCGTGGCGCTCCAACTTTGACGAGATGGCCAAGAAGACTGTGCTCAAGCGTGCGCTGAAGTATGCGCCGCTGAAATCTGACTTCGTGCGCGGTGTGGCGCAGGACGAGACGATCAAGGCCGAGCTGAGCGACGAGATGTACGCCGTGCCGGACGAGACGGTCTTCGAGGCCGAAGGCGAGGAGATCGGCAGCACGGCCGTGGACACGGAAACGGGCGAGGTGATCGGCGATGCTGAATAAGATCGTGATCATGGGCCGCCTGACGCACGACCCGGAGATGCGCCAGACCGGGAGCGGGACGCCGGTGACGTCCTTCTCACTCGCAGTTGAGCGGGACTACAGCGGCAGGGACGGCGGCGAGAAGCAGACGGATTTTATCGACGTTGTGACATGGCGGCACACGGCAGAGTTCGTCGACAAATACTTCGCCAAGGGCGATATGGCCGCCGTGAGCGGCCGCCTGCAGATCCGCGACTGGACGGACAAGGACGGTAACAAACGCCGCAGCGCCGAGGTCGTGGCGGACAGCGTCTACTTCGGCGGCAGCAAGCGCAGAGAGGCAGAAACAGCGCCTGCTGTATACGATGCGCGCCCGGTCGCCGTGCAGCCGACGGAGGCCGACATGGAGCGGCTCGACGAGCTGGTGAGCGCATACGACAACGTCGCATACGCGGGCGACATCGACGGCGGAGACCTGCCGTTTTAAGGAGGGCGGAGCACATGGCATGGATCGAGCTGCATCAGACGCTACCGACGAATCGCAAGACGATGCGGTTCAAGCGCCTGCTCAAAATCAAGACGCCGCAGGCCGTCGGCCATATGTGTATGCTGTGGCTCTGGGCAATCGACAACGCGCCGGACGGGGATCTTTCCCCGTTTGGCGCCGACGAGATCGCAGAGGCCGGCGGATACACGGGCAAAGATCCGCACGCATTTGTGGACGCGCTGGTCGGAGCGGGGTTCGTGGACGACGACGGCACATCCCTGATGATCCACGAGTGGTATGACTACGTCGGAAATCTGGTGGACAAGCGCGCGATCACAAAGGCGCAGAACAGGGAGCGCGCGCAGAGATACCGCGACAAGCGCAAGCAAATGAGCGTGACGGAAAGCGTGACGGAGCGTGACGATGTAACGCAGCGTAACGCTGACGTAACGCGTGACGCGATCGAACGCGCAGCGTTACGTAACGCTGACGTAACGACACTATACAGTACAGTACCGTACAGTACCTATACAGTACCCTGTATTTCTGAAGAAAGAAAGGTAAAAGAAAGAACCCCGGAGGTGCAGCCTGTGACCGACGTGACGCCTCCGGAAGCTGTCCGGCCTGATGTGCTGGAAACAAAAAACCGATTGATCGTGCAGGCGGATATGCCGAATGGCCGGAAGCTGGACGAACTGCCGGAGGGGATGCGCCTTGCAGACCTGCCGTTTATCCGGCTCTGGCGCAGCAAGGGACGCGACGTGCGCACGGACACGGTAACGCTGGCCATTGATGCGTACCTGCGTGAGCGGCCTGCACATCCGGACGAAAAGTCGGGTGAGGCGTGTGCCGAGCGGTAGCTTCCGGCAGGTGTACGTTAAGTGCCCTTTTTACCTGTACGATGACGGTGCGGGCCGCATCTGCTGCGAGGGCGCAGTGGGCGGCACGACCATGGCAACGCTGTTCCGACACCGTGGGCAGCTGCAGCAGCATATGCGGATCTTTTGCGAGAACGCATACGCCTGCTGCGAGCTGTACCGCGCCGTGATGACAAAATACGAAGACGAGGAAGGAGACCGATGATGGAAGGAAAAGAACGAAAGCGCGCGGACGATCTTCCGGCCGGCGCTGTGGAGCAGGTACGCGAGCTGCTAAACCGGCCGCGCTCGAGCGCAGATTTCTCGCCGGCAGCGCGCTACGCTGTCAGCAAGCTGTGCGACTACGCCGAGCAGGAGCACGAACAGCGCGAG